CGAGCATATTGCGAAGTTAAATTACGGAGAGCTTCCTGTAGAAAAATTGGATCCGACCGGTCGGCAAGTTCCACGGACATGACTTGGCTTCCCTTGAAGGATTTTACGTTTACGTTAATAAATTCGGATTCCATATTAACGGGAGTAATTGCGTCCAGTTCGTCGATTTGTTGAACGTCGGGCAGAACCGTAATTTTAGGAATTTGAAATACCATTCCCGCATTAGGTAGCGCACCGGTTGAAATTGAATCAATAGAAGCGCGAACGTTATCGGCTAGGCCGTTGACTACTTCGGTTAATTGACGTGTAGGAATTAAGCCCGGGTTATCGGCGGTTGAGTTAGCGGCGTGAACGAAATCGCGAGAATCTAGATCTCCGCGCATGGCCTTAATTGAGTGAGCTAGGTAGCTCTCCGGTGTTGTAATTGGTGAACGTAAGCGAGTAGTAAATACCGGAGTATTTGTATTCGCATGGATTGGAGCTTGTGCGGCTTCCACCGTTGGTTCGGCGGGAGCGTCTGTAACGGTGTTGTCTGACACTTTTTCTCCTTCGTTTTCTGTTGGTTTTTCTGTCTCCGAAGCTCCCGATTCGGAATTTTCATCTTCGTTAGCCGCGACGTCTGTAACACGTGCGGATCTAACGGCCGGTTCACTTACAAGAGCGACCCCGGTTAATTCACCGGCGGTTACTCGCATAGTTCCGTCCTTCATCATTTCGTAATTGTCTACGGCTAGTTCGATTGAGAAGCCGTCGCGTAGTCCGTCCATAGCTTCAACGATTGCGTCGTTACCGGCTGTCGTTGCGCTAATTTTAAAGCTTGCGTTAATAGCACGTTCGCCGTCCATAGTCATTGATAAAGTTTTACCGATTCGTTGGGTAGTGTGTTCAAGATTTAGGAAAACGTCTTTAGGTTGGATTGAACCTTTAGCGAATATAACTTTTCCGGTAGAAGCGTTCGCCGGTTCATTAAACGCAACAATTCGACCGCTAATAGTTCGCGAATTCGAATCGGCCGCAGTAATTAACATTGGGACGGTTAGTTTCATAGGAGCATATCCTCTTCCTGTCGTATCTCTTCCGGAGTCATAGCCCCGATTCTGTTTAGAATTTCGTAAACTTGTGCTCGCTCTAAAGCTGATCCACGTAAGTATTCGTCTAAATTAAATTTTGCTACTTGTGAACTTGGGCAGAAGTCCGGCATTGAGAGTCTTTCTTCAATACTTGTCATTAAAGGAATAAGCGAGAAGTCTAAAAGTGTTTGACGTGCTGTAACGGCATTTGAATACGTCATCGATGATCCAGTAGGAGCGTCTACGAAATAAGCCGGGATTCCTAAAGCTCTTGCGAGTTCGGTCGCGATATATGAACGCGCCGCCGCTAACTGTAATTTCTCCGGGTCGAAACCCACGGCGTCTAGCGTTACGTCCGCATTTAGAAACGCCGTGGCTCGATTTCGTCGAGCTTGACCCCAAGACTCGAGAAGTTTAGAAATTCGATCCGGTGGAAGCGACGCACCATTAGATTTTAAAATCATTGTAGGCATTGGCTCACGCGCATACATCGCGGCGGCTTTTTCTAATTCTGCTCCGGTTCTAATTGTGTAACCGGCGCGGTTAAGTAATCCTTCATCGTTACCGTAAAAAACTACTAAACTTCCAACGCCACTATTCGGACACGGATAGCCGTCAACGGAATAGTATTCAATTTCTGTTGATAGTGAATTAGTGTTAATTGTTACGCGAGTAGGTGAAATTCTTTCAACACTTCGAACTCGATACGTGTCGCTATAAAGTTCGGTAATTCTCCAATAGGCATAACCGTAAAATAATAAATCCTCCGCCGTCCATACATAAGTCGCACTACCGGGAACGCGTGGATCGGGAGTATTAAATACGCGCGGTGGATCTATCGTTACCCCGGTAGAGCGATCTCTTAATTCGATTGGGAGCGAAGCGATAGAAGAGCAGATTATTCCGCGTCCGCGAGCGACCGTCGGTATTGCCATAGCTTGTTCGCGTGTTGCGTCATGCGCAAGGCCGAAAAATGGATAAAGCGAATCAATAGTCGGAACGGGAGCTAGCGAAGCGTCTACGTCGTTAGAAGCCGACGGAGCGGCGTCGGCCGTTAACCTGAATCGATCGAATAAACCCATGAGCGGATTTTTTCATTCGACTACCACTAACCGACGAAAATATCTACTTCCGTCTCTTGGCGTGTCGCGAAGTGTGTAACTAGGGCAGTAGCCACCGCCGCCGGGATTGCGGCCTGTGAAGCTCTCCGTCCGAAAATTATTCCACCGTCTCCACGTGGAAGTTTTACGGTCGATAAGACTTGGACGTTTAGTGATTCTTGATTTAAGTGTCGAAGCCGACCGCTATTTATCGCCGATAGCATTTCATCGCACGATTGCGGATAATCGGCGTCCATTTCGAAAATCCGAATTCCAGCCGGTTGAAGCCTTGCGGCTACCGCCCCGGAAGTACGCCGCGAATAAGCGACGTGCTCTATCGAATACTTACGGCAGTATTTCGCCGCCTCATTCGCGATAGCTCTATCGTCTAGCTGAAGATTATTTTCCCAAGTGTGGAGAAGTTTTACTAAGAATCTTTCATCGCCTAATTTTTGTGCTCCGACTAACGCGGCATGGCGTCGATCGGGGGATAGGTCGATAGCTAGCCAAGTTAACTTCTCCGGATCTAAATCGCCTTCGGTTTCGGCGCAGTCTGCCCAAGATTTAGCGTCAACGGCCGATTGGATTGTCTGAACCCACCGCGATAATACTTCCGTCATAATCGTGTCTCTAGGGTCGTTGAAAGTCGATAGAAGGTTATCCGGGTGAATTGTGTGGCCTAACGCTGGATTAGCGAAGGCCGCATTTTCTAGCGTTAACTCATCGGTAGGAGATGACCATTCGAAATAAGCCGCGTCATCTATTGCGCCACCATTGGCGGCCACCGCTCTTTCGCGTAGCGAATTTAGAATTAGAGAGTGTGAATCTCCGGCCGAACTAAACGTTAGCACTTGCGGATTTTTCGCCGCGAGTAAGGTATAGCGAAGAGAGGCGAAAGATTCTAAGTCGTTCATTTCTCGTAATTCATCCAGGTAAACCGTCTCCGGTTTTGATACACCGCGAGCCGATGAGCCGCCAGCTTTAATCATAAAACGATTTCCGTTTAACATTTGTATTTCTTCCGCGCCATGCGACCAATAGATCCGCTTAACTTGCTTGGCCAGCGAATCGTTAGCCTCTATCATCGAAACGATAGTTCGGAATTGTTCAAAGCTTGTAGCTAAGCGGTGAGCCGAAGCGATTTGTAGCGGCTCTTCGAAGAGATACAAGCCGGCCAAGATTCGGATCATCATCATTGTAGATTTTCCGGATTGTCTTGAGACTACGGTAGTTACGATTGGGTGTTGCCAGCGACCGTCCGGGCGAACCTTTAGCGCGTGTTCGAAGTAGAATTTCTGCCACGGCATCAGATCCAGCGATAGTTCCTTAGCGAAATCGATAACTTCTAGGCCGCGAGAAGGTAAATCATTAAGCGGAGTAAAGATTCTAGGCGTTGCGTGTCCAATAACCGGAGCTGATAACGGGAGTAAAACCGAGCGAGCCCGATCTAAACTTATTACGTCCGCGTCATTACTAGGCTCGACCGATTCGCTCTTAATCATGACTTACGCTCACGTTCTTAGGGGGATTTAGAACATGGAGAGTCGGGGGTGTTCTAAGGTTCTCAAAAAAACCGCCCGTCATGCGATTACCGCGAGAATAATTACATTTTCTACACGCCGGTAATAAATTTTCCAAGATATCTAGACCACCTTTAGATCTTGGGATTATATGATCCACCGTCATAACGCTATCTTCGAAGCCGCAATAGCTACACGCCTCGCCATATTCTCTAAAGACTTCTTGGCGTAGTTTTCTCCAACGTCGAGTGTGAACCGAACTCATGCCCAGTTATGCTTCCGTAAGTGTTTGAGCATTAAACATGGTTTGCCTTTATAGCGGTGTTCAATATATTTAATACCGTAATCTATTTGAGTATAAGGATCCATAGCTCTAACCCGGTTATTCTTTATCTGTGGAATACCGTAAGCCTTCTGTTTACCTGATCTGTTTCCTACTGATCTAGGATTCCAATTACTCTCTAGAGTCCAAGCCTTCTCTAAACATAGGAATTGTTTATAATCAATTACTCTAGAATGAGCGTATAGCTTGTAGTTATTAACATCTTTTAACTCATTAGCCGTACTTACATCGGTTAAAGTTATACTTAACAATAGAGCGGCGGTGAGTGTAGTTCGCCGCGAGCTCCCCGCCTTAGCGGCTCTCGTCGAGAGAACGTAGCGTAATGCGGGTGTCAAGTAATTACAATAGTTACGCATAGGCCGGGAGTGTCGCACTAATCTAAATCCTTAGTATCCACAAGAGCTACACCCATTACTCCACAATTAGAACATTCGAGAACCTTTACATTAGGCGGCAGATTCTCGGTAACTATGCGGATCAAGTGTCTAGTCATCTTGGAGCATTTACGGCAGACATACATTATTTCGACCATTCGACACCCTTTAGCATTGAAGCCATTGGACGAAGATTGATCTGACTGACCCACCATGAGTTCGACTGATCGGATTTGAACCGGGCAGTCTTAGCAACATCAACCGGGAGCCAGCCAATTATCGAGTAATTAGGAGATTCACCTACTACGAGAATGGCTATATCGTGATCCCGGTCGCTAGGTTTAATGATTAAGTGTCCGTCGCGCCATGAAGTGTGTTTAACCTCGATTCGGTGTCCGACGTCCGCTTCTCGCTTAAAGGTATTTACCCCGGGCTCGAAATCTTTAATGCCTAAGTAGCGAGCTACCACCATTTCGGCTCCGATAGCCTCGGCGTCTCTAGCGATTGATTTAGCTAGATTGAGTTTCTGGATAGCCCCTTCCATAGGGTTATCCAGCTTGGCCGCTCGGGCGTAGGCGATAGCTAGCGCATTGAACTCATCGTTAATGGTTATAGTTTGATTAACCATAGAAGCACGTATCGCATAAATAGACTAGATCTAGCCCCGCGCTAGCGATTGAGTGAAGCTCTATCTTCGGCTTTATACGTTCGCACATATCGCACCGATCGCACTTATCTAGTGGGATTATTTCGACGTAGCCCATACCGGCCACTCCTTGATTCCCTCATATTTTAAAACTTCTTCATTTACTAAGACTTGAATTAGGGTTTTAACGATTAAAGTTAAATCTTCTAAATCCTTTTCGGTTTGTGCCAATTTTCGAGATAGGTTTTTAAGTTGCGTGTCCATTAGTTTTCCCATATAGCTTTACATTGAAAATCCCGATTCTTACTTGGGCAAGTCCAACCTTTATAGGGTTTACCGGTCTTAGGGCTAACACCCTCTTTACGGATCATAAAGCC